ACCTAGCTCGCAAAAAAGTAAAGTCAACGATGCAGATGCAAACAATGGTGTGACTACAATTCCCGACACTGGTGTTGCAGCAACTCACTATTCTATTGCATCAAATTCTACTGGTGCTTTCAATCTCGCCATCGACCTAGAATACCTTGCCCTGTTCCCTGCATCGATAACCGATGCCCAAGCGGACGCTGTGCGGAACTACATCAACAACAGGAACAACGTGTTCGACCTAAAGGACGGCTTTGGGTATTACTTCTACAATCCGCAAGACCTAAGCTCTGGCGCAGTAGCATCGTGGAACGGACGGATCGTCGGCAGCGACAATGGCGACACTGACAAGTTCGCCACACAAGGCACCGCTAACGACCAACCAGTGGGTGACGGCTATGTTGTTACCTTTGCCGATAACACTGACCACCTAGATATTCCATCGACGACCCAAGTAGGCTGGCAAATCGTAGGGACATCACTCGGCACCTTTGCGTATCGCGTGAATAACACTGCGGTCACTGAGCTAAACCTTTTGGGGAACCGTGGCAGCGCATCGTATCGTCAAGCAGGTGATTTGTATGGTGCCATTCTGCTTCCAGAAAGCGCAACTGGGGCTGACATTCAAGAAGCGCGTAAGCTTCTTATCGACAGAGGTGCGGCTGATGGTGTGACGGGATCTAGTTTGTATACTTTCTGGTATGCTCGCGGTGATATTGTTGAGTTCAGAAGTGTTGACACGGCAAGTGTAACGAGCTTCCACGGCGCATGGTATAACTGCACCTCCCTCACATCCTTCCCTTTGATTGATACCTCATCAGGGGCGAGCTTCTCTTATGCATGGCGAGACTGCACCTCCCTCACATCCTTCCCTTTGATCGATACCTCATCAGGGACGAACCTCACCTACGCATGGTATAACTGCAACTCCCTCACATCCTTCCCTTTGATTAATACTTCATCAGGGACGAGCTTCAGCAGCGCATGGTATAACTGCACCTCCCTCACATCCTTCCCTTTGATCGATACCTCATCAGGGACGATCTTCAACAACACATGGCAAAACTGCACATCCCTCACATCCTTCCCTTTGATTAATACTTCATCAGGGACGAACTTCGCCAGCGCATGGCATAACTGCAACTCCCTCACGTCCTTCCCTTTGATTGATTCTTCATCGGGGACGAACTTCAGCTTCGCATGGTTTAACTGCACCTCCCTCACATCCTTCCCTTTGATTGATACCTCATCAGGGACGAACTTCTACGCCGCATGGTATAGCTGCACCTCCCTCACATCCTTCCCTTTGATTGATACCTCATCAGGGACGAGCTTCACTCTAACATGGTTTAACTGCAACTCCCTCACCAGTTTCCCAGCAGGATTTTTCGATAGCTGGAATCCATCAAGCATTTCAAGTGGAGTCTTCAATGTCGCATGGACCAACTGCACATCCCTCACCGCTCAATCGGTCGAGAATATCCTGACATCTATCGACGCATCCGGCAAATACGCAACGACTACCGGAGCATCTGGTGGAACTGCTTTGGCTGACGCTGGGATCGACATTAGTTACAACGGTGACCCACTGACCGCCGCGACGACTGCTGCAATAACATCTCTGAAGTCTAAGGGCTGGAGCATCATCGTCAACGGAACAACACTTTAAAATAATGACCAACGAAACCCATCGCTTCTTCCGGTTCTCCAACCAGCAATCCTACGAGCAACTCACAACCGCCGGAAACACCGCAAGGAATTTACCGGACGGACAAAGTGAACGCTGGCTGGCACTGTGGAATGACACCTTCCTTGATCCAGAGACTAACAGTGACAGGTTGTATTGCGTTAAGAAGTCAGGCATTTTAGAGTCTGATAACTTTGACCTTGAAGGCATTGAGGAGATCGACCTCGAAACTTATCTACAACGGCTACACTGGGAGCCACCTGTTGAAGAAGACCTTGAAATGATTGATGAACTTGAAATGATTGACCAATGGACGAGCTAGAACAACCACTGACCGAGATCGAGCAGTCCCGAGCCGATACTGGCTTTCGTTATTACGTAGTAAAACCCGATGAGCTTTACACGGCCCTTGTGGCTGCTGTGGATGCCGACCGTGGCTACCCGACTCCATACACGATCACCGGACTTCCACCTGTCGAGAACTTGGCTGAAGCTACTGACGGCAGCGGGAGACTCATTGCCATCGACTGCTGGCGGTTTACCGAAAACGATGACGCGATGCTTGAGTCAGCCACTGGTGTCACTGAGCTTACCCAATTAGAATTTCTATCGATCAAACCCCAACCAGAAGAACTGTAATGCTACAACACATCACGCACCCCGTATCCGGAATCGCTGGTTCCGCAATCGCGTTTATGTCAACTTTGCCTGAGCATCTGGATACGGGCATCCAGCTTCTCTCTACTTTTCTGGGCTTGATTATCGCTGTATTGTCTGCTATTAATGCTATTGAAAAATTCAAAAACCGAAAAAAATGATCGACTACATCCTAACCAATAAAGGCGGGCTCTTTGGGGCCATCACCGCAATTATCGCAGCGGCTTCCGCAATCGCTGCTTTAACACCTACACCAAAGGACGATACGTTTATCGGCAAAGCATACAAAATCATTGACTGGCTCGCCCTTAACGTGTTCAAGGCTAAGGATAAGTGATTAAGCTTCTCACTGAGCTGATCAAGGCATACGTGGCTATGCTGGACTGGAAAAAGAGGCTTTACACCTATGAACTGGAAGACCAGATCGACGATCTCGCTGCTATCGGTAGCCCTGCTGCCAAGCTGCGGATTGAGCGGCTTTCAAGACGACTCCGATTTGAACAAAAGCGCGACCTTAGATCCGCCAACGGTGACTCTAATTGAGGGTCGCATTTACCAGTTTAACGAGGGCCAGCTTGCTGGGCGTGGCCAGAAGTTTCATAGCGACTACAGTTACCGTCGTGCCATAATCATAGGGAATGAATGAATTACTAGACAAGATCCTCGGGCTACTCGCTACCTTAAAAGCATCCTATAAGCCTAGCCAGAAGAAACCAAAGAATATCGGGAAGGTCGCCATTTGTGTTGGCCACAGCCGCATCGGCGATAAGGGCGCACGTTCTGTTGGTGGCGTCAGTGAGTGGACCTATAACTCAAAGGTAGCTAAGTTACTCGCGAAACAACTCGAACATCGGGGCATTTCTTCAGTCGTCATCGATGATTACCCGTCGAAGTCTTACACTGGTGCGATGAAGTGGGTAGCGGAAGAAATTTCCAAGCATAAAGCGGACATCGCAATCGAGTTGCACTTCAACAGCTCCTCGTCGTCTTCCGCAGAAGGATACGAATACCTTTACTACGCTCACAGCGCACAAGGTAAGAGGCTGGCCCTTTGCCTCCAAAGGGAGCATCAATCTAAGGTCACTTCTCAGAAAGATCGTGGGGCACAGCCGCTTGAGCGCGGTGCTCGCGGTGGCCAGTTCTTGGTAAGGGTCGGGCCCCCCGCAGTGATTTGCGAACCTTTCTTCGGTAGTAACCCTAAAGAGTGGGTATTGCTCGGCCAAAACCCCGCAATTTTCGCAGACATCTACGCGACTGGAATTTACAATTACTTTAACCATTGAGAAACTACCGAAAAGAATACGACGACTACCACAAGCAGCCGGATCAGAAAAAGAATCGGGCTAGCCGGAATGGAGCGCGTCGTCGTATGCGGAAGCTCTTGGGTAAGCAAGCCATCGACGGGAAAGATATCGACCACAAGGATGGCAACCCGACGAACAACTCGCGAGGCAACCTCCGAGTCCTAAGTAAGAGGGAGAATAGGTCGAGGAAGTAATGACCGCTGGTCAGCAAATCCTTAAACGCTTATATTTATGTCATACCCAGAATTAGTCCGCCCAAACAAAAGACCTTACAGCTTCGGCAAAGTCTCTGAAGATTTGATGATAAAGGAAGGTTTCGTTGAGAAGCCCTACAAGGATTCTAAAGGACTGTGGACAATTGGATACGGGAATCTTATCAGTGACGGTAGTGACGCGGCTTACGCGAAGTCGCCCTACTACACAGGGAAAACCACGCTGGGTAAAAGTGGCACCGCTAAACAAGCCGATCTTTCTGGAAAGTCCATTAGTAAAGAGGCAGCTAAAGCCATGATGATGCGGTCAATCGGTGAAAAAGCGGAACTCGCGATCAAAGATGGAATGCTAGGAGAAAAGTTTTTCGATCTTTCTCCAGAGCTACAGGACGCCGCGCTTTCATCCGTATATCGTGGCGGTCTGTCTGGATCGCCGAAAACGCTACAGCACATTCGGGAAGGTAAGTTTACGGATGCCGCTAAAGAGTTTCTCGATAACAAGGAATACCGAGAGGCAAAAGAATCTGGTTCTGGCGTTGCCGCTAGAATGGAGGGTCTCGCTAACCTTCTAGAAGAGGAGGCAAAGAAGAAAGCCTCGTTCGCAGAGAGGGTAGAGCAGAGGATGGTAGAATGAGAAAGGAATCAGCGCGTAAGCGCAAACTATGAGCCGATTCATAATCTATAAACCAACGCCAGAAGACATCGCTGAAGCCTACCGAAGATCGGTAGCATTAGGGCGTCTCACTACTTCCTTTACTAAAGGTAAAGGCAATATGACGGGCTTCTTAGGTGAGGTCGCATTTGAAAAGACATACCCGCAGTTCGCTTACGTCGGCGATAACTCGTTTACGCATGACTACGTTTACAAAGGTCTAAAGGTCGATGTGAAAGCGAAACGCTGCACTTCACGGCCAATGTTGGACTATAACGCTTCAGTCGTCGAAACGAAGTTCAGCAAGTTTAAGGCTGATATTTATTACTTCATGCGCGTCCACGAGAACCTACAGAAGGTCTGGCTCTGCGGTTGGTGCCCTAAGAAGACTATTATTCACCCGAGAAGGTTCGCTAAGAAGGGTGACGTGGATGCAGACGGCTTCCGGTTCAAGTGCGGTGGCTACAACATCGCGCTCAAGAAGACCCGTCGGCCAGACTCATTTCAACCGTTCGTTGTCAGGTTGTAGCCCATCATTAGGGTTAGTCATCTGGTGGTAATGAATATGGCCAGTCTTATCAAAGACTGGCCTTATCCCGTTAGGAGCAACTAATTCTACGAATTTGTAAAGGGGCGCGTCCATGTATGCCTCGATAATGGACGAGTGCCCCCCAATGCTATTTAGAGCTTCGCGGAGACTTATCCAAAACTCACCGCAGAGTTCCTGTCTCAGAATCTTCAGATCTTGGTCGGTCATTTGATCTATAACCAATATCGTATTTCTCAGAAAGATCAATACGCCAAAACTTGCCGCCGCCCCGCCCTTCTGAGGTAATCGGTCGAATCTTTTTGTTGACTCGACTCGCCTCTTCAAGCGTGACCATGCCGCGTCGGCAGGTCTCCATATTGCGTGAGGAGCCAACATCGCGACCGTTGTTCAGGTCGTGGATCATAACCTGAAACTCAGTCAGTGTTCCGCTCCATTCAGCCCTCTCAGGATAGACTTCGCGGCACCTCTTGGCAAAGAACTCAACCAGTTCTGCGATAGAACTACGGCTGCTGTTGTCGTAGGCAGCGTCGGCGATGGTAGGGTCAATGTAAGAGATCACGCCGAATCGACCAACATCACGTACACCTTCCGGCACTTGCCAGTCCAACAGGAACCTACCGAAGGACGGAAGTTCTTTACGGAGGATCGCTTCCAACTCTGCGTTCGGTGGGAACTTCTTGGTAGACTTTTCAGAGATGAGTAGGGCCATGAGCTTATCTCGGTTGCTAGTATCGAGCGAAGGAATGACCGACAGCGAGTTCGCGTCCATATTCAGCGACATAGTCACACGACCCGTCCAAGGAATCGACAAAGCGTCGGCGTATTTCGCCATATACTCGACTCGCGGATTAGCTACTGCTCTCTTGAGCAGCTCGGTGGCACGTCTCTGATCCTGAAAGCTAGCTGCTGAGGTGGTATCGTCAATGACCCAAGACGCTACCTTACCTAAGTCTTTGTTGAACTTGGTCTGACCAGACAAATAATCAGACGCATCAGCGAACCCCCCTACGAGGTCACTAATGACTTTGTTGCTCAGCAGCGACTTGCCACGACCTGTCGGCCCAACCAGCAGCAAAGCTTGTCCCTGCAATGGGACTTTATCCAAGACCGCAGAGTAGAACCTCTGCATCCACGCATAAAAGTAATCCAAGGCTGGATTTTCAGAGCTGTCCACGAACAACTGATTCAACCATTGGTGCAAGAAGGGCCACTTCGACGGATCCCCATCACCCTCAGGATCAACTGCGGATAACGAAGAGCAGTTGAGAATGCGGGTCGAGTTGTAGCAGACAATTCGCTCGGATGAGAAAACAACGGGCGCAATCTCGTCAATCCGGTTGTTGTTGCTAATCGAAAGGACCGCAGCTTCAACTTCACTGATACCTTTGCCCTTCTTAACTCTGGTCGAGAAGCCCGCCTGTCTAAGCTCCAGAAGGAGGTGGTCTTTCGGAATAGAAACAGCATTGTCAAACTGAAGCTTGAAGAAGGTTCTACCATTGAACCAGTATTCGTCGAGCAGACCAGAAAGCTTCTTCGTTTCGTAGTCCTTAACGAAGGAACTCCCGAAGATGTCTGACCAGCTCATGAACCCTTTACCGGCTCGCTCACTGTAACAGACGATGCCGTCCTCTACGACCTGACAACCGTCACGGTCGATACCATCGTCAATCCAGAACAAGGGTCCTCTGGACCCGACTTCAAAGTCGCCGAACCAGCGATTCGGGAATCGGGATTCAACTTCAGAGGCAATGACATCAATAGGGATGTTGACCTCAGATGATTCTGGTGGCTTTGAGGTAACCGCTTTTGTCAGAGCCGCGTGGACAATGCTCATCGAAACTTTGCCATTAGTTTTCCGCCAGTCTTCACCTAACTCAAAATACTGGTTCGGCCTAAATGAAGACGAGTCAAATCCAGCGAACAACTTGTCGATCCTAAGGGTTTGGTTGATGTTATGTATAAACGGATCAAACATCGAAGGGTCGATTGGGACTGGCTCATCAAATTCCCACACCAGCCTTAGGTAGCCGCTGTAGGTCTTAGTGGCCCATGTTGGTTTTATGGTAGCGTTGCAACTCCCTGCAAGGTCATCTTCAAATGATTCCCAATCAATAGGAGCGTCGTAGTCAGCGACAACTCCGTAAACCTTATGGACGGGGTTGTCGTTGTTGATTCTTTTCGATGGCGCACGGCCCTCAAAGGTGGAGTAGAAGGCGTGGTTGGTGTTCGGGTCACTACACCATTCTCTGTAATCGGCTTTAGATTTAAAGGATGGTTTGGCGGTAGGGAGCTTGGACGGGTCTTCTATCTTCGTCGTCTTGGTATCGCGCAGGTTACGCAAATATCGGTAGGTCATTATTTCTGGTATTTTGTTAAGATTGCGCCCTCTGCACCCAGAGGAATGTCAGGAATCCACTCCGGCGGAGTAGACATGATTTGGATTATTTTCTGAAGGGTTTCTTCGGCACTGTCTTCGGCACACTCGCAGATGACTTCATCATGAACGTGGAAGATAATTTTTATCCCAGCCTTGTCGATCTCTAACATCATGTGGCTGAAAATATCTCTGGCGAGTGCTTGGGACATGTTCTCAGCAAGGACGCCGCCCCACAGGTTCATCTTCCTAAGTTGCCCGTTCCGGTTGATCTGGCAGAGGAAGTTCGAGCGGCCCCTATAGAGAATTTCAACTAGTCTTGGGTATGATAGAGAACGGCCAGAGGGGAGGTCTAGGCTGAGAACCCTTTTTTCCATAGCCCCTTTGAGCCTAAGATCCAAGTTATTCCAGAATCTCGGGACTTTCGCAAGACTCTCGCGATACAGACTTACTGCGTCTTCTGCCTCTTCAAGGGGCATATCATACATCTCAGCAAATCGTTTAGCACCTGCTCCGTAGCCGCAGCCCAAAACGAGAGCCTTAACTTTGTGTCGCAGCTTCGCGTCTTCCTTTTTCAGAACTCCTTTGTCTTTCGACCACAAACCGAATTGGATCGCAAACACTTCATAGATGTCGTCGGAGGCTGCAATCGCGTCCATCATCTCCCTATCCTTGGATAGCCAGCAAAGGGTTCGCACTTCGATCTGAGAGAGATCGACTACAACAAGCTTCCGGCCTTCAGGAGCCGTAATCAGGCTACGCATGTTCACGCCAAACATCTCCTCTCTCGGCAAGTTCTGGAGGTTCAGGTTCCCACCACTACCACTGAAGCGTCCGGTGTGCCCGCCGAAATACATGAGACCCCCGTAGTATCGGTTATCTGGCATCGTGGCATAGTCAAAGCTATCGAGCTTCTTCTTAATGGCATTCACCCGACGCCAGTTCGTTACTGACTCAATCCATTTGTATTTGTGCCCGTTAGCCCTGATCCACCGCTGGGCGTCTACGTCAGTCTTTGCTAGCGAAGCTGGGGGCTCGATGCCCATCTTGATACATTCTTCATCAAACGCCTTCCGACTAAGGAGAGGCTTTTCGCCGCCCCACGGAATTACTTTCTCTGTCTTGAAAAGGAGTTCGTTAATGACCTCCTTACTCTTGCGGAGAGCGTCAATATCAATCGGGATTCCGCGTTGCACGATACGGCGATTCAGGGCACTGATGCCCCGCTCAAACTTGGACCACTTAGACTCATAGGCTTTCCAGAGGCGGAGGCAGAGAACAGAGTCCATGATGGCGTATTCCTCGACCTCTTTCTGGAACTCCTCAGTCATGGACCCCCATGTCTTTCCGGACATGTTGTCACGAGTCGCTTTAGAGATCTCTAGATCGAAGGCTACTGCCGTGGAGTTCTTCAGCGATCTCGGTAACCCGCAGGCAGCTACCAGATCAGCGGTGCAATGCCATTCGGCAGGCTCCACCTTTGGCCACCAGTTCTGGGCCACGCCATACAGATAAAGCGCTTCGTCAAAACTGGCGTTATGGCTCAGGACCATTTGCCCTTCCAGAAGCGGCCAGTCAAAATCTTTAGGGTGTCCAACCCACTCAAAACCGTCATCACCAACAACGCTCACCATGTATGCGTCGAAGGAGTGGTGGGAGAAATATCCCAATGGACCTAACTTCTTGATGCTGCAGTCGCGGTCGTAGTAGGTCTCAAAATCTAATGCGTATATTGTCATATTATTATTATTCACCTCTGAAAAAAAAGACCCACTCCGGCGAGGTATGGACCGGAGTGAGTCTGAATTTTACTTATTCCCCTTGGTAGAAGTCAAGCACGGGTTGCTCGTTGGCATCGACTACGTGCTTTAGAGCCTCTCTGACAGCCCTAAGCTTTTCGAGGTTCTTGCTAACTTGGTCAAACTGGCCTTCAACTTCTGTGATCATGTTGTCAAGCATTTCGACCTCGTCTTTCAGAGCGTCAATTTTTAATTCGTCAAACATGATTAGGCTCCCAGAAAGTTGTTTACGAAGGCGGCGGCATCAGCATCGACTACTTCCACAGTAGCTGTCAGGGTCGGGTTAAACCAAGTGTATTTACCTTTGGTCAATTCATCACTGGTGAAGTTCCAGATCTTGTTGTGGATTGACTGTCCGGTAAGGGCAGCATTAGTTGCCAGACGCTTGTAGGTAGAACGGTAAGCGTTCTTACCTACGTTGATCTTACCCAACGCATAATTATGTTTCCCAATAGGTAACTGGAATGCGTCAGGGTTATCTCCCTCTTCAGGCTGCTGGATTAGTAAGGTCAACTCAGCGAACTCAGTCATCTCCCATTTCGACTCAGCACTAATCATGGCAGATTGCTCTTTAGACCAAGCGATACGTGGGATTTCTTCCTCTTCAAATGGAATGTTCTCGCGCCAGCCTTTTTGGGCGACGACGGGAATTACCTTGAGAGGTTGGTTAGGCGGAGCAAGCTCGTATGTCTTGTCAAACAAGATAGAGCCTACGGGTGCCTCTGAATCGCTCATCTTCTGACAGATGTTGATTCGTGGAATCTCGATATCATCGATATCAAGTTCGATTCCGGTTACATTAGCGGAGAGGCCGGTGTTAGCTTTGGTCTCAACGATTTCGGTTTTGGTTTTGGTGTCAGTCATATTGTTTATTCTATTGTTGGGTTATTGACTCGCGACACAGTGTCGCTCGTCTGATGTTTCGATGATCCCTGCGTTCTCGCAGTCGTCATAGAAGTCTTGTTGTTTGCTCCGGTCTACCTTTTTGGAAACCTTCGCGAGGGGGAAACTAACCTGATTCAGCAGAGTGTCCAGATCAACTTCATATTTTTCTGCAATTTTTACAAAAGTAACATTGTCAGAGATTTTTCGGACGCGGCCCATCGACCGCAGCTTCAGCCCGTCGAGCTTCTCGCCTTCTTTAAGAGCGTCGAGAGTTTTACGTT